ACCAATATAGGTTAACAAGGTCATTATTATCATCTTTAACATTGTGCGCTTTTGCTTCTGTATCTATTGCAGCATCAGCTTCATCTGTAAGTATCAAATCTCCTGCATAGTAAGTATCTCCACTGATGACAGCAACTGGCTGTGATAAGTAAGCTCCTCCTGAAGGATAAATTAAATGTAACTTATAGTTAGCTGTAGTTCCCGCAATAACGCCTGATACATCTCTATCTGTATAAACTACAGTTGAAGTAGAAGTTCCTAATGTTCCTGAAACTCTACCTGCTAATTGTACATCATGTATATCTGGGTCTTGAATATTAACTACATCACCTGGACGTAATATACCAGCATTTATTCCTGTCGTAAAAGTAACTACTTCTTTCTCTAATCTTTCTGTAAATAGATGCCACTTACCCATTCTATGAGCTTGACCTTGTGAAGTACACCCCCATGCAGTAATATTTGTAGAAGTTATTTTATTAGTTTTAGCTATATTATCATAATCTTCTACAATTTCTGTTGCTTGTTTATAAGCATTTTCAGGGTCATTCCAAATAACTTTTACTTGATTAGTTCTAAATCTTTTAGAAGTTCCTTGATATGCGAATAGTCCATCTGTTACATTGGCTTTAGAAAAAGTATAAACTGGTCCTTTCTCTCTATTACCCATGACACTAACTTGTCCGTTTTGCCACATTAACATGCCTCTAAAGACAGATGCCATCTGTTGAATCATTTTTAAAGCATCTTTAGCTTTAGTAATATAAACATTACAAGTAAATCTTGGTTCTACACCACCAGTACCGTCTGGTACTAATTCATCACAGTATTTTGCTAACGCATATAATTGATATTTATCTATTTGCGAAAAGTCGTAATCTGCATCGACGTATCTACCTAATCCGTATCTTGGATTTGTAAGCATATCCATAAATATCCATACAGGATTATTACAGTATACAGGAAAAGCATTTACTCCCCCCGAGCTATATTCATTTAAATCTCCTCTAAAATTTCCATCCCAGTCTACATAATCAGAACCTACTACTCCTGTAGTAATATTTCTACAATAACTTGCTGTTGTTCTTCGAACTCCTGTAGTTTCACTAACTTCATCTCTAGGAGAGTAGTTAGAAGGGACTTTTATTTTTACTCCTCGGATTTCATAAGACCGTTTTGGAACTTGTTTAAAGTCTTTTGCATCAACAACTACACCTGCGAAAGCAGTATGTGGGAAACTTAACTTATCTGTTATTATATTCTCTATAGCAGTTAATTGAGTTGCATTTGTCCCTACGTGATTTCCTCCATCCCAACCAACAGGAGAAACTCTTTTAACAGTTAGTTTATAATCAGTAAAAGGTTGGTATTGTGATATATCAAATTCAAAAACTTTTATAAATGGACTTGTTGTTTCCATTACCACTAATCCATTATGAAAACCTATGCTTTGAGAATTAGTAACATTAAATTTAGTTAATAGACCATCAAGTGGGTATCTACCAAATTTTACAACATCAGTCCAAACATCACTTCCATTTATTGTTCTCTTATATGAAAATGTTATTTGAAGCTCAACATTAGCACGATGAGTATGCCCATCTTCTTTTTCTGTTGAAATAAGTCCTTGTGGAAAGTGTACACTAATTTTAACTCTATCTACTTCTGAAGGGTCTGCTATGCCCATACCAGTAGAAGCGATTACTACATAGCCTGTAGTATCTTCTGGTTCTGGAGATTTATCTGTATCAATTCCCCATTGTGCATTAGGGTTGCTTGGAATATTTCCTGCAGCGTTTAGTACGCATTTGGTTTGTTTTAGTTCTTTATTAACATTATAAGCTTGAGAAGCACTTCCTAGTCCTGCGGGAGCAGGTAAATGTGTTTGGTCTTTATGTCCATGCTTAATTGCATAACCAAAATTACTAATATTGTATGTTGGTGCCTGAGTTTCACCAGTTCCTATAGGTGGACTTGCAAGAGCTACTGTATTTGCTAGGTCGACTCCTGCTCCGGTAGTGGTCAATGTACAAGTATTAGCACTATAGCTTCCAATTGTGTCTACTAAGTCTATACATACATTTGCGTTAGTAACGGCTGTGGGTACTGGTTGGTCAACTACTACATGAGAAGTATTTATTACTCGTACAATTCTTGCTTCAAATTCGTTTCCGTCTTGCCCTGCTCCAGCAACTCTTATTTTAGGGTCTACTCCTCTATCTACTACATAATCATGTCTATCTGTATCAGCAAATGATAGTGTACCTGTATTACCACTCTTTATTAAAGTTTGTCCTACCCAAGTCTGGGCTACTCCGTTAGCTCTTTTAGAAGCTCCATATACACTAATCCATCTAGTCCCATATACAGTACTTAAACTATCGAATATATTCTTTTGTTGATTATCAGTAATAACACCTGTACTTGCTACGTACTTTACATCATTACTATAAACAGAGGAATAAGTATTAGCGTCATCAGTATGTTGAACAGCATTTCCATTTACATAGATACTTAGAGCTCCATTAACTAAGCCTTCTATTGGCCCTTCTGATAAAGCATCATAAATTAAAGCGCACTGCTCTCTAACAGTATGAGAACCTGTGAGACCTTGTGCGTTAATCCACTCCTCATAATCCTCATTATAATCTTCTTCGTAATCGTAACGGCTCATTCAGTTGCTCCCATCTTATTAGGGTGGTCTAGTACCCAATGTATATCAAAGGTTTCTTGTTCTCCCACAGCTCCACCAGCTCCAAGAGTTCCTGAATGTGTTATATTACTATTATGAGCACCTGTTGAAATGAATTCAAATCCTTGTGCTCGTGACATTTTTTGTTTAGTAAATCCGAAATTAATAACAGCTCCTCCAACCTCAGTCTGTCCGTATGCTATAGGGATAGGGATTCCGATTTTTGCATTATTAATGGGCCCATTGAATAGGCTATTAGCATTTTCTTTGCTACCTGGCGCACCGGGCATTAACATTCCTATAATACCAGCTAAAGCTAATTGAGCACCTACAGCAACCATAAATTGAGCACCTACAAGAGCCCAGCCTTCCGCGGTTAACATGTACTGCCAACCAAAATATATTAGTATTACACCTACAACTATTTTAATTATATCGCCTAATACTCCTGCTCCTTGCGGAACTGGACCAATAACTAGATCCTCGTCATTTAGTTGTAATCCTGATTCAAAAGAATTTACAAAATCCTGTTGATTTGCTTTAATTTCTTCTAGAGATTCATGAATATCTCCACCTCTTTGAACTGTGAAATCAATTCCTTTATCTGTACACTCCATTAAATATGCACGTAGGCCTCCCCTCATGCAGTCAATCGCATTCATAGCTTCTTGTATTGTATTACATTTAATGCTGTGTTCTCTTCCAAAGAGTTCACCCATTTTACCTAGTAATATTACTTTTCTGTTTTTCATGTTGGTTCTAATATATAAGTTTCTTGATCTGGATACGATACAATCATGTATGGTATTCCAATTTCGTTACAATTATCAATATCGTATTGACTTGGTTTACAATCTTGGTCGTAGTGACTATGCACTACATATAAAATATTCGAAGTGAGTTGATATTGTATAAAAGTTAATGGGTCAATTTTAAATCCATTTTTCTCTTTCTGGAGATTCTCACACGGAATATATTTTTTATTTTTCTCTGTTCCAATAACAAGTCCGCAGCACTCATAAGGAGCTGCATCTTTGGCATGTTGAAGTATTTCCCACATTATTTAAAAGCCTTCGCTGCAGGAAAACCTCCAAAAGGCAATACTGCAGTAGTATCTGAATTTGTTTTTCCTAATTGGTTAGCAGTATTTGCTAATGGATTGTATCCGAATCTCATCTTACATCCATCCATTGTTTTACTACATAAGTCTCCTCTTTCCCAATAATCTCCGTGTCCTGGAGCCTCATTAACACTAGATTGTCTTACTTTCCAGACTAGAGTTTTTCCGTAAGTTGAAGAACTTGATACATTATCTTGAAAAGCTACATAATCATTATAAACATCAGATGTATAAGCAAAATACTCAGTACCATGACTATAAGTTGTATAAGTACAAACTCTCTTAAAATAAGAATTTATATCTGTAGGAGTTCCTGGTGTAGACTCACTTTCTGTTGCTTGCCAATAATTAGTTGCTGTAACGCTGCTTGAAGACCCATCTGCATCTATTTTTGTAGCTGACTGTGTAGTCTTATAAAAAGCGTCTTTAGTAATTGCGGCTGACCAAGTTGCAAATGAGGTTGTAGAAGGAACAAGTTGCTCATCATCTTGATTGGCATATACTTTATGAGAAACATCTCCTACCATTTCAGAAGTTCCTCCATAAGCGGGAGCATAAGTGCTTTCTATATTCCAATTGCACCCTCCTACTTTTTTATAATCATCTAAATGAGGAGAAGCTGCTTGATAAATCCAAGGACATCTATTTGCAACTACTGATCTACTTGGAACTTGTATTCCTTGTAAATCAAAAGGAGATGCAAGTTCAAAAGTTACTTGTGCTTTAGACCGAGATTTTATAGAATCAATATACCAAACTTCTCTTGGAAACTCTACAGGTGGATTAGCGTCAGCAGAATTACCATATAAATATTTATTTAATGTAAGTCTGCGAATTACTTTTAATCCTACCAAAGTATCATAATCTATACTACCTACTGCTCCACTAAAGGCTGTAGTCGCATTAGCAATACTTATTGTAGGTCTAGCTATAGCTCCAGTTACAGCGTGTGAAAATCCTTGCACTTGCATAGGAATAGCAGTATATGTTCTAATAGTAGCAGGGGTAGTATAGTCTCTAAACTGAACAGTACTTAAATCCGCTTCTATACCCGCATGTGTATAAATAAAGTTTCCAAGAGAAATTTCTATCTCAAATAATTCGACTAAACTCGATGCTGGATCGAGTTTCTGTACGTCTTTGACAATTATATTCTCAGCCATTATGCTTCATACACCCTTTCAAAAGTTGCATTTAAAGTATAGTAATCATCATAGTCCCAAGTCTGGTCCCACGTACTACAAAGTACTTTTATAGATTCTTCACTACTACCTGCATTAGAATCTGCTAGTACATAAGTGAAGGCTGTTACTCCTGCTTTTAATTCAAAAAATTCTACTATATCATCTATATCTGCTTTAGGTCTAGTAGCAAAACTAACACTTATTGATTGTTTAAGGTTGTTTATACCATTAGCTATTCTTAATTGATACCCGTCTCCAAACTGAGATTTAATAACAATTGGTTCATTACTCCTAGAAAGTCCTTTATCTGGTACTACAGTACCTAGACTTCCTCCTACACTAAATCCTATTGCCATCTTATCCTCCTCCGCTGGTCTCTAATAGACCACCTGATCTTTGTTCTCTTGCTATTGTTTCTAATATTGAAGCTTGTATAGCTTGAGCAAATGCTTTTCCTTGTTGTGCATCTGATGTAGTACTGGTACTACCTTCTGCCATATTAACAGTGACTGAAGTATTATTTACACTTCCTCCACCCTTCATTTCAACTGGAATACTTCTATCATTTCCTAAAGGAACAACTGCTTCCGTGCCATGAAGAACTGCTCCATATCCTGAGTTTGGTCCTTTTGCTACTCCACCGCCTGAAAAAGAAACATAACCTGGAGCACTTTGAATTCCACCATATCTGGTTCCACCTTTACCAGTTATCAAATTCATTATAAAACCGCCAAAGTCTTTCGCGCCTTGTGCAGCAAGTGCTGCTCGTTCCATTATAGCAACTGTCATCATTATCATTCCTGCAATCTTAAATAGTTTTGCTGCCTCTTCTTGTCTTCCAGCAGCCCCTAGTAACATAGCGGTTCCGCCTAATAGTTGTTTTGTTCCTGATACAAAGTCGGAGTTTGCAATATCTCCTTTTTCAAAGTCTGCTAAAGCTGGGTTCATTTGTGATCCAGTCTTCCTGGTATCTTTTATTGTTTCCTGCTTTGTTGCAGTTGTATTTTCGTCTACAGAAAGTGTATTTGTTTCTATTGCCTCTTTAACATTTTCTATTGATACCGTGGTCGTTTTCAGTAACTCCTGTCGCTGCAATTCTGCCTCTTGATTAAGTGTAGCATTTACTCCAACAGTAGTTCCCGCTCCCCCTTGTCCACCGACTCCAAACATGTCATTAAATGCAGCAAGTCTTCCAGGGTCTCCACCTTTATTAATATACATTTGAACAATCATAGATTCAAGAACTTCTTGAGTAACGCCTTCGCCTGCCAACCCTTTACCACCGCCGAACATTCCCGTACCTATGGCTTTCTGGTTTCCATAGAACCAGTCTTCTATGCTAGCATCACTTAAACTACCGTCTCTTCTATCCGTCCAATCTTTACCTAGTCCTCCCGCCTGTCCTACATTTATCTGGTGGAAGCCCGCACTGTATCCTGTAATCCTACTATCAACATCCTTGTAAAAGTCGATTTTATCTGTATCCATGACCACGCCTGCGGTAACCAACTCGTCAATTAATTTCTGCACTCCGCCTGCTTTTTCGATAAGCTCTTTCATGTGGATATCTCCACCAAAACCTGCTGCTCTCATTTGATCTAAATACGAACCTAAAACATTATATTCTGCTACTGCACTTTTAGCTCGGTCTTCTCTATTAATAAAAGCAGCTCGGTCTGATTGACTCATGCCGCCCATCATAGCGCCCCTATCTACATCATATTTACTTTGACCCGCTGTAGGCACTAGTTGTTCTTTAAGCCACTTCACCCATTCTGGTGCTGCTTTACCATCCGCTCCAGTAGTCATTCCATGAATTCCTATAGGATTTCCCTCAGCGTCATATTTGAGTGGTCCCTTCTTTGCCATCTCTGCTTGTTTGCCTGCTAAATCTTTATTTCTTTGTTGTATTTCCAGTCCTAGTAAGTCAGCTTGAGCACGTTTTAGCGATGTAATAGCATCATTCATTGTAGTGCCTAGACCTGTTACAAAGCCATCAAAAGCTAGTTTGACAGTACCACCTTCTTCAAATGCGGTTAAAAAGTCAGAAGCAAAATCTGCTGTTCCTTCTACAAGGGACTCTTTGATTTTAGCTGCTCCTTCTTCATGTGACTCTAAGACTTTATCTGCCATATTTTTCGGCTTCCAAGCGTCTGGAATCATAGCCTCCATCATCATTTCAGATAAGCTATTACCTATAGCATCTGTTAAAGTTTTTAACATATTTTCGCCTATCTTCTTAAATGCGCCTTCTTCTCCTCTTAAGGCTCCTCCTATTGCAC